TTGGGGAAAGAACAGGAAAATCTCTTCCGGAAGTTGTGGGAAATATGCAATAAGGGTCAGTATCCGCGTAGCGCATCAATTATGGATGCACTGATACCGCAAGGGGATGCGGTGTACACCGTCCGGATCCCGGGAGAGCGCAGGACACAGATCATTATAAATTCTGACGGTGCCACGGTAATCAACCTGAAGACGCTGGAGCGGAGCAAGTACATACCACAGGATATCTGCTATGAAGTAGAAGAATTGCTTAATGGAGGCAGCAGTCCTGAGGAGCAGTACAAGATGCTATATTGCGAGAACATGACTCCGGAAGAACCGGAAGTTGCACCGGTGCAACCGGATGAGACTCCGAAAGAAAAGAAACCGGAAAAGCGTAAGGAATCCCGTGTGACCAAAGCAAACACCGAAAAGAAAAAGCCCAAGGAACCGGAAAAGAAGCCGGAGCAGATGACCATCCCGGGAGCCGCACCGGATCCGGCACCGGAAGAGCCGCAAACACAGGTAAATGACTCGTCTTCCGGGAAAGTTGACCAGGATAATCAGAATGCCGACACCATGGGATCGCAAGAACAGGTACCTGGGCAGACCGATATCGAAAATGACTTTCCGCAATACTGCCCGGATACCGAGGACCAGCGGTCAGCTTATCTGCAGTCCTTACGTGGAGCTGTGGAGAATCTGGTACGATACGCAGAGATGGATCTGATCGCCGCCGCCAGACAGCAGTTGGCTGATATCTCCGGATACTTAGACCGGCTGGAAGAACTCAGCAAAGGGGGCGGACCGGATGGCGAAAATGTCGAAACAGGCGAGAGCGAGGGAGTTTAATGCCGCCTCCCGGCAGATCATTAAGGAGCGGGATCTGTATCAGTGTATCTTTTGCCGCATGGGATATCACATGGAAGATGTCACCTGGTACGGACAGCAGCTGCAGAGCATCATGCACTACATCCCGAGATCACGCGGCGGACTCGGGATCCCACAGAATGGTGCATTGGGCTGCCAGAGTCACCATGAGATGCTGGATAACGGAAACAAGGGCAGACGGGAGGAGATGCTGCAACTCTTCCGAGCGTATTTGCAGGACCATTATCCGGACTGGAGCGAGGATGCCCTGACCTATAACAAGTGGGGATGATGTATATACAAATTTGTATATACACGAAAGGAGCGCAGAGATGAAAAGCAGAACAATAAGCAAGATCATCCGGATGACGCCGGAGGAAAAGCGGCGACTGGAATACTGCGCCGAAAAAATGGCAAAGACCGAGACGGAGATCCTGATTGCAGGAGTGAATAATTACTATGCTGCCGTACAGAAAGCACTGGCAGCCCAGAAAAATCAATAAGCCTTTTGGATAAAGTGAATCACAATAGACACTGTAAACGAAGCCACGGGGCGGCCGCTGATACCAAGAGGCAGCAGCCGTCCAGGAAGGAGACAACAATGCAGGAGTATAAGGACTGGGACGGCAATCTTCTGCCGGATCCTGCGCCGCGAATCCATAATATACATATAGGCGACATAATTAAGACAAAGCACAAGTCCATCGAGGAGCCGCTGGAGACCCGCGGACGGGGACAACACCGATTTATCAGTGAGACCAGGGAATATGAGGTGATAGCGGTTTATCCGCGCACGATCAAGACACGAGACCGCAAGACTGGATTTACAAGGTGCTTTTCTTACGGCGACTTATTAACAATGGGAATAGAGCATCAGGGAGCAGAAGTGGAAGACATGAGAGCTACATACGGACAGGACCAGAAGAGAGAAAATCTCACTAAAAAACTTAGCTTATTCAATCCAGATTACAACCCTGACAATTATAAGAAAGGCAAAAAGAAAAATGAAAACAATAGAAAAGAAAATCCTGCCACAGTACTTTCAGGCAGTCCGGGAGGAAAAGAAGAACTTTGAGCTGCGAAAAGATGAAGATGATGTACAGCCGGGAGATGTCCTGATCTTAATGGAGTGGGAAAACGGAGAATACACTGGCCGGACAGAAGTACGCAGGATCCGGTATGTGCTCCGGGATGTACCGGAATATGGACTGATGCAGGGTTACTGTATCATCGGATGGTAAAGGAGGCAGCAGGGATGGAATTACAGGAACTTACAAATAAAGTACTGAGATTATTTGATGCGAAGACAACCGAAGATCTGCCAGAGAAATTGCTGGCTGCAGTTCAAAATAATGATGAGACAGTGTATGAAAAATTTTGTGAGAATGTAAAAGATTTGAGCATCGACTGGTTACAAATGATTTTTCAGTATTACCATGCAGATAGAACGGAAAAAATGCAGGATTATACACCTAAGAGCTTAGCTGTGTTTATGGGAAAACTTGCAGGAAAATCAGATATAGTTACAGATATGTGCGCTGGATCAGGGGCATTGACAATTCAAAAATGGAATATGGACAAGAACCAAAAATTTGAATTATATGAATATGACAGCAAGGTAATGCCATTTCTACTGTTCAATATGGCAGTTAGAAATATTGAATGTAAAGTATATCATTCAGATGTATTGAAACAGGAAGTATTTCACACATACAAAATCGCAAGAGGAAAAAAATTCGGGAGATTTACGGAAATATGAAAATGAAGAAAACATTAATATCAAATCCACCGTATAACATGAAATGGGAAATACCGCCATTCGCACAGATACAACCACGATTTTCTAAATGTTATGTAGTGCCACCTGCAAATAATGCGAATTATGCATTTGTACTAACAGGACTGGAAAAACATGACAGGTGTGTTTTCCTTCTGCCAGCCGCTATAATGAGCAGCAATCAAAAGGAGGAAAAGGCAATAAGAGAATGGTTAGTAGAGGAAAACCTGGTAGAAGCGGTGATTATCTGCCCGGACAACATGTTTGAGTCCACTGGGGTGGGAACCTGTATTATTGTTTTGGACAAAAACAAAGAACATGTAACCACGGAAATGATAGACATTAGGAATAGATATGTAGAGGAAATCAGAGATCAAAAAGGGCAATATGGTGGAACCTCTCATACTAACAGAATCTATCAGAAAAAAATAAAGGTTATTCCGGAAAAAATAATGGAAGATGTGCTGGATGCAATCAGGGAAAGAAAAAGTATTCCTGATTTTTGCAAATCAGTAAGCATTGAAAAAATAAAAGAGGATAAATATTCTCTTTTGGCGAGTCACTATCTCGATATACAGGAAGAGGAAGTAAAGCATAGGAGCTATGAAGATATAGTAGAGGACCTAAACAGGGTGGTGAGAGAAAAAAACGCATGCAAGCTCACAATCAATGAAAGTCTGGCAAAAGGAATGGGATTCGATATCGAAATGTACAAAAATGATCAGCAAGATACAGGACTCAATGAAATGCTTGTAAAATTGGGAGCACCACAGCTTGAAAAAGATAATTATTTTTCAACATCAAAGAATAAAAACGAAATCCGATTTGAGAACAACAGCAAAGATATTCTGTCAAGCATCTTGGTGATGATTATGCAGACATGGAAACAGCACATATATTACCTGAATCAGCAAGAAAATAGATATTTGGCTGAATTGCGGGATGCACTGATTCCGGATCTGATGAGTGGAAAAATTGATGTAACTTAGGATTTAGTGNATGCATGGGAGGACAAGGAAGTGAGCATGCGAGCAGCTATCCGCAGAATAGAGCAATCCAATGGCTATATGCCAAAGGCACCTGAAGTAGCATTTGAATTTTAATTAAAATTTAGGAGAGGAAAAGTAGATGGATAAAAAAGAGTATGAAGAAATTGAACGGAAAGCGAATGAACTGGAACATAATGCAAGCATTAAGTGTAATGCCGAAGTTCAAAAAGCACAGAATTTTTATAATGGATATCAGCAAGGAATAGAGGATATGTTAAGGATTTTAAGAAGAAACTGAGCTATTTCCAAAATGGAAATAGCTGAAAATTAAAAATTAGTGGAGGTAATTATATGTTAGTAGAGTATAAATGTAAAAAGACGTTGTACTTGGAGCAGTGCGATGATGATGGAAGGCTAACGGATAAGCAATTTGCCGTTGTTAAAGGAAGCTGCTGGCAGGAAGATACCGAATATAAGTATCGCATCTGTGGCGGACCAGACACGGTGCGATTGGATAGAATTGCTCCCAAGAAAAAAGGATGGATTGAAATTACAAAAGATATGTTGGAACAGTACTTTGAACGTTTAAACTGAGATTTAAAGCACCAGCCGCCGAGTGTTCTACGGGATTTTCGAATGTTTGAACCTAGACACTGGCGGTA